ATAAAAGTGATGGGCAATCAGTAAATGGTAAAGCGGGGGGAAAAGCTTTTATAAAGAAAGCACCTGTAACAGATCAGTTATGGATAGATCACATAGAGGGTAAAGATCCAAGTCTTGGTGTCATACCAATAAGAGATAATTCAACATGTATATGGGGTTGTATAGATATAGATACATATCCATTAGATCATAAAAAGATTGTTAGAAAGATAAGAGAATTAGAACTACCAGTTGTTATGTGTCGTAGTAAAAGTGGTGGTGCACACGTATTTTTATTTACAAAAGAGCCTGTGCAAGCTAAACTTATGCGCGATAAATTACAGGAATGGGCAGGAGAATTAGGTTATGCAAATTGTGAAATATTTCCAAAACAAATTGAGATACAAGCGGATCGCGGAGACACTGGAAACTTTCTTAATCTTCCCTATCACGGTGGCGATGATTCTATGCGTCATGGCTTTAGCGACGATGGTAGCGCTAGTAGTCTTAGCGATTTCTTTACTTTATATGACCGTTATTGTACGACCGAAAAAGATTTAAAAGATTTTAAGGTAAAAAGAAAGAATGATATTGAACTAAGTGATGGTCCTCCGTGTCTATCAACATTAATGTCACAAGGTATACCACCCGGCGGAAGAGATAACACATTATACCAATACGCAGTATATGCAAAAAAGAAATGGCCAGAAGAGTGGTCAACAAAAATAGAAGAATTTAATTATAAGTATATGGAAACACCATTACCGGCACAGCAAGTTCTTAAAACAATAAGACAGCATGAGAAAAAAGATTATCAATACAAATGTAAAGATCAACCTATGTGTGCGGTGTGTTCACAAAACTTATGCAGAGGTAAACAATATGGTGTTGGTAATTCTTTTGAACATCAAGTAAGTGACTTAACTAAATATGAAAGTGATGAGTCAACATGGTTTTTAAATATAGACGGTAGAAGATTAAAATTGTCGACCGATCAGTTATATAATCAACATAAATTTAGACAAGCCTGTATGAATGAAATTAATGTGATGCCTAATATGATGAGACCAAATAATTGGGATAGTAGATTACAAGCATTATTAGATAGTGTTGAAGTTATACAAATGCCTCATGAGATTACAAAGACAGGTAGGTTTGAAAGTTTGCTTGAACGTTTTTTAGAAGATCAAGGAATAGCGGAACACATAGATGAAATAGATATGGGTAAAGCATTGTTTGAAGAAAAAGAATACGAAGAAAAAGAAGGTAAAGTAAAAAGAGAAACTGCATATTTTAAATCAGAGTGGTTGCAGAAGTTCTTGAAAAAGAATGATTTTAAAGATTTTAGTACCACACAAATGTTGGCACATATAAGAAGTAAATTGAACGGCGGGGATGGTAGAAGAAAAATAAAAGGTAAGACAGCGTATCTTTGGTATGTACCTTGGGTAAGAAAAAATAGTGATGACTTTGAAACACCAGACATGGGCGAGGAGACACCATTTTAATGAAAAGAATACACGTCAATATGCATAAAATTAAGGCAAATAAAAAACACGGAACAAATGAACCCGTAATTACAATTAAGGAGGGTAAGAGTAATACCTATTGTCATGAAGTAGATATTTTAGGACCATCGAAAGTTGTGTATAGACCAGAAAAACCTTTAAGTTGTGGTGCAAGAGTATGGATTGAAACAGATGCGGAGTTAAAAATAAAATGAATAGAAACATTATCTTCGGTCCACCCGGAACAGGTAAGACAACGCACTTACTACGCATAGTAGAAAAAGAGTTACGTGAAAATAAAGTATCACCAAATAAAATTGCTTATCTTGCTTTTACAAATCAAGCGGCAGATGAAGCTTTGTCTCGTGCTATCTCACAATTAAATTATAACACGAAAGATTTTATGAACTTTCGTACACTACATAGTTTAGCATATAGAGAATTACACTTAACAGAAGAAAATATTATGAGTGATACAGATTATGTAAACGTATCAAATAAAACACAAATAAAATTAAGTAATCCAAATAAAAATATTAAATCACATGGTGCTAGTTTTCCCGATGATGTATTTATGCAAGTGATAGATGGTGCAAAGATAAGAGGACTCACAACAGAAAACTTTTTTAATGATCCTAGCATAGGACATTTAAATGGTGGATTAACTAAACTAAAATACATTGATGAGTCTTTAGTAAAGTACAAAAGAGAAAGAAATAAGTACGACATGACAGATATGATCATAGACTTTAATCAAAAACATTATGACCTTATGCCAAAGTTTGATGTAGTTATTGTTGATGAAGCACAAGACCTTAGTTGGTTACAATGGAAAATGGTTGAACGTATTATAACAAATGCAAAGCGCGTGTATGTAGCGGGCGATGATGATCAAGCGATCTATCGTTGGGCGGGGGCAAGACCAGAGTACTTAATGAATATGGAAGGAACACGGACTATATTAAATAAGTCATATCGTTTAGCAGAGTCTATTCATGCAAAAGCAAATAAATTAATTAAGCGTGTACACGATAGAGTGGATAAAGAATGGACAGCGCGTGATGAAAAAGGACAAGTAAACATACATCCTGTTGAACAATTACAAAAAATGAAAGAAGGAAAATGGCTAGTTTTAGCCAGAGATGGATACCGTTTAGATAAATTAGAAGAAGAATTAAAATTATATGGTTATTTCTTTGAACGAAAAAGAAGTGACGGGGATAAAGTATCTATTAATAAACGCGTACAAGAAGCTATACTTGCATGGGAAGATGTACGTAGAGGTAAAGAATTAGATATAAAAAGAGTGAAGTATTTTTATAATTACATCAAAACAGGTAAGGGTGTAGCGACAGAATTTAAAGCAATGAAGAATGTAGATAAAGATAAAATGTTTACCTTTGATACATTAACATCAAACTACGGATTAAAATTAGATAAAGAGTTACCTTGGTTTGAAGCTTTAGAAAATATAGAAAGCGACAAGAAAACTTACGTACGAATGTGCTTACGTCGTCAAGAAAACATTAGACGCGCACCACGGATCAAACTGTCCACGATACATGGGTCAAAAGGTGGTGAAGCAGATAATGTTATGCTGTTAACAGATTTAACTCGTAAAGCTGATGCTTCGTATTGGTCACAACGGGATGAAGAGCGACGTGTATTCTATGTGGGAATAACGCGTGCAAGAAATACTTTGAATATAGTTCGTTCACAAACGGACAGAGAATTTACGGAGGCATTTTAATGTTTACAATAGATACTGCATTGAAACAAGTCAGTGTAACAGAGAAACAAATACGTAAGATACGTGCACAGTTACCAAAACTAAACCGTGAGAAAGTTGATCAAGAACTAAAAATATTATTACTTGATTTACAACTACTTACAAATGATTTACAATCAATAAATAATAAGGAGAAAGATGAAAACTAGAGAGTATTTAGATACAGCCGCAAAGATTGTTTCCGGCCAACGTCAATATGACTATGGTAACAAATATCAAAACCATGAGAACATTGCAAACTTATGGAGTGCATATTTAGACTATAATATATCTGCACACGATGTAGCTATATGTATGCTACTTGTAAAAGTGGCAAGACTTAAACACAGACCTACAAAAGATTGTTACATAGACATGGCGGGATATGCGGCGATTGCGGGTGAGATAAATGATAGGAAAGAAGATGGCACAACAGATACCTCTGTTTCAAACGAAAAGTGAGTGGAATCCACCAGAAAAGATTCCTAATCTATCCGAAGCAAAAGAAATAGCTGTCGACTTAGAGACATACGATCCAGATATTAAAACAAAAGGTCCGGGTTGGGCTATCAACAATGGCTACATAGCCGGTGTTGCTATTGCTGTTGAAGGTTGGAAAGGTTACTTCCCTATACGTCATGAGGGGGGTGGTAACTTTGATGAGAATATACTCAAGCGTCAAGTACAAAAGATCATGGACCTACCATGTGATAAAGTATTTCATAACGCCGCTTACGATGTAGGTTGGCTTAGATGGTGGGGTGTAGAAGTAAAAGGCAAGATTATAGATACGATGATTGCCGCGCCACTTATTGATGAAAATAGATTTAGATATTCACTAAACGAGTTAGGTAAAGATTATCTCAAAGAAACAAAGTCAGAAGGTTTATTATATGAAGCCGCGAAAGAGTGGGGCGTTGATGCGAAAGCAGAAATGTATAAACTGCCGGCAATGTATGTTGGTCCTTATGCCGAACAAGATGCAGATTTAACACTGAGACTATGGCAATATTTTAAAGTAGAATTAATTAAGCAAGAGTTATCAAGTATCTTTGATCTCGAGACACGGTTATTTCCCTGTCTATTAGATATGAAATCAAAAGGGGTACGTGTTGATTTAGATAAAGCAGATAAAATAAAAAAAGATTTACAGAAAAAAGAAACAACACTACTCAAACAAATTAAAAAAGATACAGGTGTTGATGTAGATATCTGGGCGGCAGTAAGTGTAGCAAAAGCATTTGATAAATTAAATATTACATATGAGCGCACAGAGAAGTCCGGGCAACCAAAGTTTGATAAAAACTTTTTAACAACACATAAACATCCATTAGCAAAAATGGTAGTACAGGCAAGAGAGTTCAATAAGGCACGTACAACATTTATTGACACAATATTAACACATTCTTCGCACAGTAGAATTCACGCCGATATCAATCAAATGCGTGGTGAAACAGGAGGAACGGTCACCGGACGGTTCAGTTATAGTAATCCAAACCTACAACAAATTCCTGCACGAAATAAAGATA